AGCAGTGGTGGAGTTGGCTGGGATATTGTTAATTTGAGTGGTGATAGTAGCATAAATCAAAGTGTATAAATAAGTAGGTTTAAAAACATTAAATGGTGAATGACTAACATGTTACAACTGGATTTCAAAAAATTCATAGAAAAACTTGACGAGGACAAACAGAGAAGACCGACACTACACTATGTTGAAACAGAAGAAAAATTCATTCTTTTATTTAAAAACAGGGAGTTCTGGGAGTATTTCACAGTTGTTCTTAAAGAAAGCATTATATCTTTTGGGGAATTGTACGGTGCAAATTCTGGTCAAGAAGTTGAGGATTTCAGAATAAACTATTTAAGCCAAGCACTCGAAATCATGGGTGAAGACGACCTACCTAAAGAACTTGATCCAGAACTTTTAACACCAAGCCAAGTTGTCAAATCAGCAGAGCCTATAGAAGCAGGAAGTGAAATGGTCGAGGAAAGCGAGGAGTACGAAGCATGGTTTTCTAAAGTAGTGGATGGATGGGAAAAAAAAGTATTAAACGCTTTACAAAAAGCAAATCTTGAAAAGGTTTACAAACCTGATTTCCAAAAGACTTTTGGCGAGTTTGTCAGAGAAATGATGAACACTGTGAACACAATACCTTTCATGCGAGTATTAAGACGTATTATTAAGAAAAACATGGTTATAGGTATGGAAAGTGCAGAGGTTGAATTAGATGTCCAAATTGGTTTTGGTAAATCAAGCCAGGCAAAGCTTGACGTTTTAGAAGACCAGCAACTTACAGGTTACACGATCCAAGGGAAAAAATGGCATGGTCTACGGGGCGCTGCTAAGGAAACACAGTTCAGAGTTTTGAAAGTGGTGGAGGAAGGTGTTCGTGAAAGAAAAACCACCGATCAGATGGCCAAAGAAGTAAAACAAGTGTTTGAAGGGGCAACTATGAGTCAAGCTAAAAGAATAGCTCGTACAGAGAGTAACAGGTTTGTTAACGAAGGAAGAATTACTGCTTACAAAGATAGTGGTGTTGAGGGAAGAAAAGCTTATGCTGCTGTTATGGATTCTAAAACTGCCGATATTTGTAAAAGAATGCATTCTAAATATTTTGATAAAGGGATTCCGTATGACGAGCCTTTCATTGATGATGTCACCGGAAAAAGTGCTATGACTCCACCAGGTTTTCATCCTAATTGTCGTTGTGTTATTGAATGGCGTCCAGAACCAAGTTCTTAAATAAGTAGGTTTAAATACTCTTTTAATCATTTTTTTATTATGACTAACAAAATAGAATTATTTCAAGTTATAAAAAAAACAACTGATGGGCGTTTCGTTGGAATTTTAAGCGATACAAGCCTTGATCGTGACGGAGAAATTGTTGGAGAAGAAGCGTTCGATAAAGTATTGGGTTCTGGAGTTAAAAAAGTTCGTCTAATGATTGATCATAAAAATGAAGTTCTTAACAGAATAGGCAACTGGACAAATTTGCGAAAAGAAAGACGAGGTGACCACGTTGCCCTTGTCGGAGAACCTAAGTTTTTCGAGAGCAACCCCAAAGCCCAAATAATAAAAGGCATGCTTGACGAAGGAGCAGAACTGGATATCAGCATAGGAGCGCTTGTTAAGGATTACGAGACTGTCAAGATGAACGATAGAGACGTGAAAAAATTCACTGATATCGAATTGTTAGAAGGTAGCTTTGTTGGTATCGGCAGTAACCGTAATAGCAGCGGTATGAAAGATGCCAGATTAAAGATTGCTAAAATGTTTGAAACAAAGATGGAGGAGGAAACCATGGAAAAAAATGAAGAAGTAGAAAAAGTTGTTGATCCGCAAGTTGAAGAATTAAACAAGAAACTTGAGGAAGTAGAAACAAAAAATAAAGAGTTAGAAAACAAAATGGAAGAAATTAAGAAAGAAGCTGAAGAAGCTCTTGCTGCTAAAGAAGAAGCTGAAGCAAAAGTTGAAAGTGCTGAAGGAGAAAAAACCGAAGCAGAAGAAGCAGCTAAAAATCTTACTTTAGAAGTTGAAGAACTTAAAAAAGAAACTGTGAAAAAAGCAATAATTGATAGTCCAGCAGGGGAAGAAGCCGAAAAGAAAGACCTTATCAGTAAAGAAGTTGAAGCCGGCGCTTTACCTGTAATGAAAAAATAGTTGGGGTGGAAAAAGATGCAAACAAAATATTTTGGACAACCAACAGGTGATTTCGAAGTCAATAAGGCTTTCGAAGATGGTTTTGCAGGCGCACTCAGTCCTACACGGGACGAGTTTGGCGGAACAAGCAAGACTTACTGGGATCCTATGAGAAAAGTTAATCACTTGGGAAAAATAAAAGAAGCAATGATACAGAAAGCAAGTATTGATACACAAACAGGTGGAGCAGGTACTGCAGGAACAGCACTTGTACCGGTTTATGTTGATCCAGCAATCGTGGATAGAACCGTAAGAGAAACACCTCTTAGGAACATTTTGGCACGAAGAGCTGTTAGAGGTCAAACATACGACTACGTACCACTTACTGCAAAAGGCGGAGCAGTCTTTGCTGCAGAAAACGCTGCAATCGCAGACCAAATTGATACTTACGACAGACAAAGCGTAACAATCAAGTTCGCATACGCAAAAGGTAGAGTGAGCGGACCAGCAATCAGTGCAATGAGAGGATTTATTGATCCTACACAACTTGACCTGAGCGTTAAATCTGCAAGTCTTATGGAGCTTGAAGAAGAAACAATTATTAATGGTGATGCAAGCACTAATCCTGAAGAGTTCGATGGGCTTATCACTAACATAACAACCAACACAACCAATTTGAGCGGTGGTTTACCTACTCTGGCTCAGATCAGAGCAGAGTTCGCAACTGTTTACAATGCAAACGGTCAAACCGTATTGTGTGTTACAGACGCAACCACACACAACTACATTAAAGGTTTGTTGTTAGACATACAAAGACAAGTAACTAACCCAAGCGAAAGCATTCTTGGTTTTGGTATTCCTGACGCTTTCGAGTTTGACGGAGTCTTATTTATCAGAGACAAGTTCATGCCAACCACTGCAAGCGCAAAAAGAATCTTGTTCCTTGACTTGAGATACTTGTTCATGGCTGTTCTTCAAGACATGACCTTTGAAGAAAAAGCAAGCGAAAACGACACATGGGTTTACTTATTGAAAGAGTACATTGCATTTGTAAACACATTCGAATCTGCACAAAGCCAGATTTACGGTATAGCATGAGGTGATAATATGACTGCCGTAGTTGAAACATTCAGAAAAATAGGTGTTTTTGGAGACCTAAAGATTTTAACAATCCAAACAAGTGCAGCTGCAGGAACAGGTCACACAATTGACTTGGCAAGTGACGCAACTGACGCAAGAGGAGTGGTTATTACTGAAATCCTTAATACTTTAGTGCAGGACGATGCTGGAGCTGACAAGACAAGCACTTGGGATCCAGCAACAGGAATAATAACTCTTGGTAGCGTAACAACAGGAATCCATAACATTACAGTTATCGGGTATTAGGTGGTAGAAAATGACTGCCGTAACCATTACTGATAGGATACCAACAAGAATCCCAGATCATGAAGAAGTAGTAGTTACTGCTACTGACGGGTACACGTTTACAAGTGAAAAGTTCGGGACTGTTAGAGCCGTACACGCAACAATCGCTGAGGATGCTGGAAGTTTAAGTATCCCTGTAAGTTATGCTATAAGCTCAAACAATATTGTGACGCTTCACTGTACAGGCCTTAGCGCCAACGCAGTACACCTAACTTTGATTGGGAAATTAGGAAACTAAGTTTTCCTTTTTTTTATTTTTTTTACAAGTTTTTTATGACTATATGGAGGATTAAAGCATGAGCGTTAATCAACAACCAGGAATATACACACAAACAAGCAGCACTGGAACAATCAGAAGCGGAAGAGGATTTCTAAGACACATTCTTGTAAGCAGTACTTCAAGCGGGACTATCAAGATTTATGATAACACTGCGGCAAGCGGAACTGTGATTCTGGAAACCTTCACACCCACAGCCGGGCAAACCCTTGACTTTGGCAATCTCTTGTTCGAGACAGGTTTACACATTGTTGTTGCTAATACTATAGAGTTTACTGTTGTATATGGAGAAATATAAAAAAAAGACAAAGAGGGATGGAGAATGTCAAAGCACTTTCGTAGTGACGGGAATGGAGGGTTTATTATAAGTAAAAAGTTTTTGGCTACCATGTTAACTGTGATCACAATAATCAGTTTACTTGCTGGGTTTTTCAGCAGCGCACTCGCTTTCCAAGGCGATTACACACACATTAAAGATTCGGTTGCACAACTCGAAAAAGAGAATGAATCCGTGCACCCAGTCGTAATACAAAACAAAGAGGATATTGCGGTTATGAAAGTAACACTTGACCGTGTTGATCGTAATGTTCAAAAACTCATAGATTCGAGGTGAAAAAATGTTAAAAAACATTACTGGTAAAAGAGTGCATATTAAATGGAAAGAAGAGTTTTTGCATGTGGAGGATGGAGAAACAGTGGACCTTCCAAATAATTATGCTCACAGGTACGGGTTTGTTGTTGTAGGAACACCAACCCCTGCACCAAAAAAGAAAGCTGGGAAGAAACCTAAGAAAAAAAAGGTTTTTGAAAGCTCAGATGTTAACAAGGACGGTAAAACAGATTTTAAAGACGTGCTTGAAGTTGTTAAAAAAGCTGTTCGGAAAAAGAAAAAAGTTAAGAAAAAATAAAGGGTTAAACCATGGGAGATTATACTGATACTTTACAAGTTGTTAGAGTGACTGGTCTCGGGGTCGAGGTACAAAATGAGAGCGTCGGGACAGGAGATAATAGCAATAAAAGCTTTGACTTAAAAAATGGTAATGTCATTGCTGACAGTTACACACTAAAATATAGTGCTTCTGGAGATGACTCGAATGATTTCACCGACCTAACCGAGACAACCCATTACACTCTTGACAAGGATGGCGGAACAATACTTTTAACAACTGCAGGTGTTACAGCATTGGGAACTAATAACTTGTATGCGGATTACACTCACAGTCCTAAAGCCAGTGACACATTAATAGATACTCTTATTGCGGCAAGCGAGAAAGAAGTTGATCGTAAAACAGATGAAAACTGGGGAAGCACTGCTTCTTACACAGAGTTTTTTGATGGTTACAAGGATTATTACCCGACAACTGACGAGCCATGGGGTCCTGACTATGATGAACCAATGAGTTTTCAGCTTAGCAGAAGAGGAGTTGTTAACCTTACAGGTGCTTGGTTTTTGGCAAGAAACGCTTCTATCAGCAGAGCATACAGGTATGATAGTGTAGCAACCACTTACACAGAGGTAACTGACGAGGTAAACGACAGGCTTGGGGATAGTTTCCAACCTTTCGCTGACACAACAGCTGCTGGAGACTATTTGTACATTGGCAGTACTTACAGGTTTTATGGTTACAGTACTTTATTACAAATTGTTGGAGTAACAGGCGGAACGAATACTTTAGAGTATTACAAGAATGGAACATGGACTGCTATAAGCGCAGGAGACCTTACAGAAAGTGTTACAGGTGTATTGAATTTTGAGGCTGCAGGAAAGATTAATTGGCCAACACTAACTAATTGGACAACTGTTAGTGTGAACGGGAGCAGTGCTTTGTACTATATCCGGATAAAAGCTGCAAGTACTTACAGTACAGAAGCAGAAATACAACATATTTATACTGATCAAGATTTTACGGTAAGCCAGGAAATACCACTTTACCAAGTGGACATAAGCCCAGGTGGAAGAGTCACGTTTTTGGACAGGAGCGTTCCTAACGGAACAAGAAACGTGAGAATAGATTATACTCAAGGATACACAAGCATAGATCCAGAAGTTAGCGAACTCGCAGCGTTGTTCGCAGGATTACGATTATATGCTAATATCACAGGAGGATCCTACGATGACGCAACAGGATACACAATAGGAAGAAAATCAATTTCCATTGGGGAAGTTTATGTAAACGTCAGGGAAGTCGTCCGACAGTTTGAAGAAAGAATTAAAGCAGTGCTAAACGACCTCGGTCCAAAAGCAACTGTAGTATAAAGGTGAAAGATCATGCCATGTAAAAAACCAAAAAAAGAAGAAAAAGGCGGTCCAGGCAGTGGGCGAAGAAGAGGATCTGGAAGTGTTCGAGAACCAAGAAGTGTTGAAGAAGTTATGGCAATAACTGGAGCAAGCAGAGAATTGGCTGAAAGATTTGTTAATAGAGATAGGAAAAAATCTACAAAATCTTTTTTGGAAAAAGGAGGTCCTGGTAGTGGAAGAAGACCTGGAAGAGGAAGAAGCAGACCAGTCGGAGACCCTCTTAGCAGGCAAAGAGTTGGGAGGACGGTTGAGAATCCTTTTTTCCAAAGTGCCAGGGCAAGCGGAGCTCCAGTAGCTACAGCGGCAAGGTATGCTAAAGAAAGAACGAGACAATTCATTAGCAGCAGAACCGCGAGGGTGCCTAAAAAACCTAAGAAGCGGAGGAAGTAAATGGTTACCGAGCGTGGAGGTCAAGCAAACAGGGACTTGTTAAGAGCAAAGACTGCTGACATGTTTGTCTTACTTGGAAGAAACGATATTAGTCTTATCAGGGTTACCGAGACTCGTAACGCTAACGGCCGTATACTTTCCAGAACAGAAACCACTTCTACAGTTGTTGGAGACTTGCAATTCGTCACGAGTAAAGAAAGAGAAATCTTAACTGCAGGTATTGCCCAGATAGGTGATGGTATTTTTTACACTACTTATGATGTCACGGCTGACGTGAACGATATTGTTTTGGTTGATGGGGTCCGATGGGAGCTTTTACGAAAAGTAGAGGATGAAAAAATAGAAGAAGGCCTCACTTACCAAGCTTGGGTTTGTAAAAGAATACCTCAGAACAGTTAAGACAATGGTCGATATAAGTGTTGAAATAACTCTTAAAGGTGATTATTCTCATACAGAAGCTGAACAATTCGCTTTCAGACTTGGAAGCCTCATTGTTGGAGCTATTAAAGATAAAGTAAGACAAATGGATCTCTTAATAGACGGTAGTTTCTTGCAAGGGTGGGATTTTAGAATAACAAAAGCTGGCCTGACAATTTTCAACACCCAAAAATACGCTGACTATCTTGAGTACGGCACTTATTCTTATTTTGACACTTTCGGCCTGGACAGCTTCCCAACAACCCCAGATCCTAAAAAAAAGGATATGGATGAAAAAATGAGAAAAAGCTTTCCAAAAGGTATGCAGCCTTTTGCTCCTGTGAGAAGGGTGTTGTTTAATGAGCGAACAATGGCAGAGCTTACTAAAAGAGCTTTACCCAGATAAGTAGGTTTAAATACTTGTTTCTACAATTTTTTAATGTGCCAAAAAGTTTGCCCGAAGTCGGGAGCGCACAAACCATGTCCAAGAGGATGATACAATGGCAAACCTTACTGAACCAGATGAGATTTTAAAACATTTCTTAGCCGCAGAAGTTGGCGAAGTCACAAGAACAACTCCTTCTTTCAGCAACAGACAAACTAATGATACTGAAAGCTTTAACGGCACAGGAAGCAAAACCGAGTTTGTGATTACAGACAGCAACCCAATAGTTTGTATTAACGAGGTCACTGTTGGGGGGGTTACTCAAAGTCCTTATCTTGATTACCAGATAGACTTGGATAACAAAACAGTGACTTTTACTGTTGCTCCGGCTTCTGGAACTGATAATGTCGTGATTGATTATGATTATGGTAGTCATTGGGTTTTCCCTGACAAGCCAAGAGATGACTTGAGCAAGAGCAGTTATCCGAGGATTGGCGTAACTCTTATTACCGAGAGCGGAGACCCGAACGGTGCAAGCGAGAATGACACGTTTGACCAGGTGGTTTTCCAAATAGATGTGGTCACGAGCAAAGACTTATTGTGCACTATAGACACCGAGATTAAAGAAGGTCAGGACGTCACGACTTACATTGCCCGACAAGTGGTTTCTAAAATAAAAAGCAGGTGGAGAGCACAATTGTTTAATGAATTGTTCGATCCTCGTATAATTAATAATTTTAACCAACCTTTTGAAGAGGATAAAGGGGTTTTTAGAAGAATAGTAGAAGTGCAATTTAGCACAAACAACACAGGTGAGTAAACTATGGTATTGAATCAACAAAACAGCAGAATTATGTATGGTCCGCAGACAAGCGCTTACGCTACTGCAGGAACAAGAACAACAGTACTGGGAAGAGTGCAAAGTTTCAGCGCTAACCCAACAGAAAATCTTATTTATGATTACGGAGTTGGAGAAGGTTTTAACGCAGTAAAAACAAGCTTGTCCACTCACGATTGTACTTGCAACGTGCAGTTTAACGTGACACCGGACGGTTTGGATTTTTTAAAACACTGGATAGGTCCAAAAACCGGTGCTGGAACAAGCGGAGATCCTTACACACTTACAGAAGATGATGTTGTGGGGCTTACGAGCAGTGACATTCAAGTTTTCAGTCTTGAATGTGCTAACACGACAGAAGCCACTGATAACGTGGACTTGTACATTGGTTGTGTTGGAACAGACTTCACCATTAGCGGAGAGATAGGACAAAAAGTCTTGGTGGATGCTAATTTTGTGGCAAGAAACCCAGAGTATAATACGAGCGCAACAGCTTACAGCGCAATAACAGACACTGCGTTTCTTGTTGTGGGTGGAACTTACAGTTTCGGAACAAGCCCAACAGCCTTGACAGGAGTCAGGGGGTTCAGTATTGCTTATTCTGGGAATTACACTGCTGCTGATGACAGGGAATTGGATGAAAGATTCATTAGTATTCCAGTACTTAAACAAAGACAATACGATTGGACACTTACTTTATCAATGAGCCAGGCTATAAGTGCTACTTGGCGTAATTACTTTTTTGGTCAGGCAAGCGAACCACTTGATGGAAGCACGACAAGCGTTCCAACAGCTAACTTGGAGTTCAAAATAGAGCTTGTTAACGGAAGCGAGAACGCTCTTATCTGGCTGGACCAGTGTAACGTTTTAAGCCTTAGCGACCCAATAAGTGTCGGGGGTGGCAGAGTTATCCTTACCGTGACCGGTAGAAGTAGAGGAGGTAAGAGTTCAACACCTATTAAGTATTGGACAGCTTAAAAATGATATCTAAAAAAGAATTAAAAAAATTGTATCTTGAAGAAAAACACGGCTCTTTTAAAATAGCAAAGATTGTGGGTGTTGATAAAAGTACGGTTCTTCGTTGGCTTAGAAATTATAATATTCCAATTCGTAAAGGTAAAGAAGCTATGAAATACAAACGTCAATTAAAGGTTAGAGAAAAAGTTTGGCATATTAGTGGTTATTGGAGAGTGTGGGATCAAAATTCTAAATCTTATAAATGGTTACATCGTAAAATCTGGGAAGATAATTATGGAATTATTCCTGAAGGTTATGTTGTTCATCATAAGAATGAAAATTCTTTAGACAACAATATTGATAATCTTGAATTAATGGAACGTAAAGCCCATAATAAAATGCATTTTAATAATCAGAGGTGTAAGGCATGAAGCGATTCCTTTACTGGCTTTTAAACAATCTCGAGAAAAAACCTGAGATAAACAAGGAAGACTATGTTGACTTAACTATTGGCAGAGTTTATTTTAGGATTGTGACTAAGGGTGCTGTGCAAAGAAGTGATATTCAAGCAACCATTTATAAGGATGTCATGAATGATGCTTTATGGATGAGCCTGATGGAACTTGAACTGGTTGACTTGCCTTTTGGCCAGTTGAACAACCTTTTGCTTAGTGACGGGGATAAGGTCAGGGACAAGCTTAAGGAAATTTTACAAAGACATGGTCTTATTACAGAACAAGAAGTAGATGCTTCTACTGGAATAACTGCTGAGGAAGCTGCTTGGCTTAGACAGACTGAAATGCAACAAAAACAAGTTATAAATGATTGGGTAAAAAAAGATGGTAACAACAATAACCGTAAATAATCAGCGTAACGCTGGAGGAAGAAGTAGCGGCAAAGCTCAAACAGGAGGTCAACCTCAAGAGACTAAAGGAGATAAAAAAATAATTGGAGAGCTTAAAAAACTTGGGAACTTTTTCAAGAAAGAATCACGAACCAGCGCAAGCGGTATTTTTGGAGCTGGAGGACTTCTAAAAGGTGCAGGAGGATTACTTGCTCTTGGGGCATTAGGATTGCTCGGTGCGGCTTCTGCAACAGGGAGTACTGATCCTCGAGCAACTGCAGAAAGAACTCAAGAAACAAGTTTTGAGAAAGCTTTAATTGATGGTCAAGAAAGTGTTGTAGAGGTTGATCGTAAAACAGGAGATATTGTTCGTATCTTAACAAAACAGGAAGCTATAGATCAGAACATTCTGGATTCTAAAGGAAACATTGTTCGAGAAATAGATGTTAGCAATAGGCTTTGGGACGAGTCAACAAAAGGTTTGGCTTCTTACAAGGACAGTGTGATTATTAACACTGAGAACATTAATGAAATAGCAGGTCTTACAGAAATCCAAAAACAATTATTCCGAGAGATAAACGAACAACTTAAAGAACAGCTTAACCAAGCCAGAAAAGAAAAGTTCGAAGCAGAGTTCGGAGCTGGAGTAACACCTGGTGATGTTTTAGGTTTGGGGTTGGGTCCTATTAGCGGAGAAACTTATAGGGGGGAATTATCTAAAGAACTTACAAGCGGGGCTAAGGACAATGTTGAAAGGATTATTTTTGAGAATCTCCCAACACTAAATCCTGCTAACTTTATTAATTTGAGAAGGTGAGAACATGGCAAAACCAACACTTAGCATATTCACAGGAGGAAAAGGACTTGGGATAGTATTGCGGGAACAATCTCAGATCTTGAGCAAGTTTTTTGATTTTAACATTCCTTTCACAGACACTACAGGCCATAGGGGTCTCCAGATCTTTGGGAAAACCAGAGTTATAGTTGTTCAGGGAGTTCAAGACGGCACAGGTTTTGATGGCGCAACTCCAGAACAAAAAGTTGGTGATTTCATTTTCGAAACTGAGGAATGGGTGAACAGCGGAACCCAAACAAGCAGAGTCTACACTGATAGTTTCGGAACAAGTTATGATGTGGTGTGTGCTGATTTTACCTGGACAAGAAGCAATAAGGATCCGGGCAGAGTTGTTTACAGTTTTTTATTTAAGGAGGTTTAAACGTGACAAGAGTTTATAGTGATGCGGTTACTTTTGACAGTACAGACGTGCTTAGTTACGTTCTTGATTATAGTATTACTAACACTAAAGACACTAACACTATTACGAGAGGAACTGTTTTTTTCACCACAGATCTTGATGATGTTCTTACTTTACAGGTTGGTCAGGACGTGGTTATAAGCAGAGGTATAGGCAACACAACTGACGAGGTGCTTATCAGAGGTTACGTTGAACAGGTAAGTCTTGAGGACGGTAAGTACAAGGCTGAAATAGTTGGGCGTCTGGCCAAGTCTCAAGTCCAGTTTTTCACTAAAAGTTACGATATAAATATTGATACCGAGGCTGGGGAGGTTAGTGCTATAGCAACAGATATTCTTGAGGATGGCGGGTTTACTGTTAGCAGTGAAAGTAGTGGAACAGCTGATGGTGATATAACTCTCCAAAAATTTATTAGTAATGACCAGACCAGGTTCGAAAGAGTTGCCAGGCTTATGGAAGTGTTGAACTGGCAATGGTATGATGATTTCATTAATAATTATATAAGACTCGAACCTCAAGGATTCACCACTTTCACAACAAACCTTGTTGTTGGAGAAAATGTTATTAATGTTCCTTTTTGGCAATCAGATCTTGACAGTGTAAGAAACAAGATAACTGTTAAGGGGGCTTTCGAGTTTGACACAAGAGAAGAAAGTTTTAGCGGTGACGCAAGCACTACAGAGTTCACAGTACAAGACACTCCAGAAAGTGTCGAGGTTACGGTAGGTGGTGTTTTGCAAGTTATGGGTGAGACTGGTGCGCAGGAAACTTTCGATTTTAGTTTAGATAAGGATTTGAAAACTTTCACTTTTGTTACTCCGCCAGGAAGCGGAACTGATAATATTGTTATTAAGTACACTACAAAAGTTCCAAGACCTGTTACTGCTAAGGACACTACAAGTATTGAATTGTATGGTCAGACAAGAGAGGATATTTACGATTTTAATGATGTGGTTACAGTTACTGATGCAGAAACCAGAGTCCAACAATTACTTACTTTTCTAAGCAGAGCATTCGAGAGTACTCAACTTCAGGTTAATGGTGTTACTGGTCTCAGGCCAGGACTTGTTGTTAATATTAATGATCAGAATAATCCTTCAAAAAACGGTGAGTACGTTATTATGAAAATTACTTATGAATACCCTAACCCTGTTGACGTGGTTAAGGTAGGTACGACCGATTTTAACCTTCAGAACATTTTTAACAGTATTGAAGCAAGACTTAGAGAACTCGAGACTGAGGACTTGTACAACGTGGGTGTTCTTACTCAGATTTTGCAGAACGAGTCAACTATTGGTGTGCGAAGCCAGACTGATTTTTACACTGCCAGTCCTGAAGCAGGAGTTCTTTACTGGGATGATGATAACCAAGGAGACTGGGGAGATGATGCGGGCAGTGGTTACAACTGGGGGGATGATAGTGACGAAACCCAAACGCTTAGTCAAAGAGTGCATCGCGGAGGTGTTTTTTACGAGGACTTTTTTGATGATGACTTTGTTGATGATGGTAATACTACTGCAATTGTCAGCACTGATGATCATGACGTAACTTTCGGTAGTGGTGTTGATACTGATATTATTAGTTATTATAGTTTTGACGTTGACGGTACAGATGATGCTGGAAGTAATGACGCCACCATTAACGGAGCAGTCCACATCACTACAGGGCAAAAGCTTGGTGCCGGAGCTTACAGTTTTAACGGCACTAACCAGTATATTGATGCTAATTTTGACCCAACAAGTTTTACTACGAGTGAGTTCAGTATTGCTTGTTGGATTAACACTGATGTTACTAACGCTCAAAGAAACATTTTTGGTGCTAACCAAGAAACAGGCGCTGTGGATGCTCAGATAAAGATAAGGCTTACCAGACCTGATGCTGGGGCTTATGACAATATTGGTTATAGGATTGCTGGAAACAGTGGTAGTGGCCAGGAAGTTGTTGGATCCACTAATATAAGCACAGGGACTTGGTATCATGTTGTTCTCACAGTTGATAGTAATGGTGATAGTGTTTTGTATCTTAACGGCACAAGTGATGTTAGTGCTTCAAAAAGTTGGAGTGGAAGCTTGAACGTTGGAAGTTATGATTTTTTTATTGGTGCAACTAATAATAAAGGCAGTGCTGCCGAGTATTGGGATGGTAAAATAGACGAGGTTGGTGTTTGGGACAGGGCTTTGTCAAGTGATGAAGTCACAGAATTATACAATAACGATGCTGGTTTGGCTTATCCGTTTCCAGGAGACACTTTCCAAAGCGACACTGTTTTCAAAAACAAAACAACAACAATCACTTCAGGTGTTTTAAAAACTAATAACGCTACCTTAGTGGGTAGTGCTAATCTCACTTATTATCTTAGTGCTGATGGGGGAAGCAATTTTGAAGAGGTAACTCCAGGCACCACTCACACTTTTACTAATACTGGAACAGAATTATTATATAAAATAACAAGCAGTGCAACGGCCAGCATAACTTTTGTTGATAGTCTTGGTGCGAGCACTCC